CGACTCCACTAGAGATTTAGCTTTACCTTTTAATAGAGGTATTGTTAAAGTCGATAGTGTCAGATATATCGTCGGGCAACCGATGGGTGCTCTTTCTAGCTGAGCAATGCTTGCAATAACACATCATGTGATTGTTAAAGCAGCATCAATCTTGGCTGGAAAGACAGATTTTAAGGATTATTGTATTCTCGGTGATGATGTCGTTATTGCTAACGACGCCGTTGCCGAACAGTACCTAATTCTTATGTCTTCTCTAGGCCTTTCAATTAATCGTCAAAAGTCGTTGGAATCAAAAGATTTCACCGAATTTGCGAAGAAATTAAAAGGTTTTAGTGGTTTAGACTACTCTCCTATAGGTGCAGGATTAATTCTGCAGTCTATAAGAAGTAAATCTTACTCGTTAAGGTATGTCCATGAGTTGATCTCCAAAGGTCTTATTTCTATCGTAACACTCCGTGAGCAACTTATTTCTTCTCCAAAGTTTTTTGGAGGTAGAATTAAGTTAATGCTCTGAAGTGTTGCTTTAGAATCATATATCAAATCGTATCTAAAGGGAGCAACTGTTGACGTAGGAAATCCTACGATGCAGTCCGCTCCTTTAGTAAGATATATGAACTCGAATATAACGAGATTCTACTACCCTCTGCTTTTGCAGGTGGCAGGAGAATTTGTTAAAGCGAGAAATAAGTGTAGATCTGAAATTTTCTATTTCTGAAGGAACATTTTGTTTATAAATGTTTCTAAGAAAGGATTAGTGTCCTACCCCAGCATCTTCAATTTCATGAATCTTGGATTTTGGGTATTAATAATTAAATATATTAATACTATATTATCCTTGATTCAACTTCGATGTAAGATATATGTTTGGACTACAAAGCCCCAACGTATACCTCTACATGAAATCCCTGTTTTATATGAAGCGTTAGATATTCAATCTATAGCTAGTATAAAATGGGGTGAGAAGGTTAAAGTTCAAGCGTCTACTAAGGTATTGTCTGATATTATCAAAAACGTTGATAGTGGGTCTTTAGTCCACTATTACGCTTTCGGTAAGTATCCAGTCAAAAAACGTTAGAGTACGATTTCTTAAACTTATCGATCATTTAACTGATCCCTCTGATGGAAAAGGAGGGTTAGGATCACAGGTTTCTCATAGTTTACTATAAACTGTGCTC